AGGAACCACATACATTATGTCTAGCATTATCATCCCAGACATTCTCCATAGGAAACATATCATATGCAGCAGGAACATAAAAACAATGAGCAAATGGTTCCCAGTCAGCATCTTCAACTCCAGCAGTTCCATATACTCTAATAGTACCTACATTACCAGAACCTACTTCAGTTGAACTTAATGTTACATCTAATGCTTCTAATAGATTTGGTAATTTACCAGACTCTTCAAAGTCAATCTCTAATGCACGTTTACCAATAGCAGCACTAGAATTACCTCTTGTAGATACACTAATTAATCTACCTAAATAACCTTGAGGTTTATTACCACCACGTTTAGTTTTAAAACCAACTTGTATAGCATCTACTGATTCAGTTACATAACCTCTTTTCCATGCAGTATGATTCTCATACCAGTCTAAACAAGTTTTAGCCATACTTGTAGTAGCTCCTGGATCAGTTAAATAATCAAGTAAATAAGCAGCTAAAACAACAGTAACTTTAGGAATTAAATTAATAGTATTTGCAGCTTGACTACCTCTTTTAAAACTGAATCCTTTACCTCTAGCTTTTCCTTTAGCTTCATGAAACTTATTTCTAGCAATAAATTCGTCAATCTTAAAATTCCAATAATCTCCATCCCAAAATCTAGGAAATCCTTCAACTAATTCAGTCTTATAATCTCCCTTTAAATGTAATTCTTCAAATTCTTCTTCTGTAGGAGTTCTCATAATTCTACCATAATTTAGGTAGTTATATAAATCTCCAGTTATTCTTAAATTTACAATTTCTCCAGTATCTAACTTCTTACATTTAGCTGTCATTCCAGCTCTTCTTCTATACTTTTCTCTATCCCAAAACTTAATATAATTAGGAGTTCCAGGAAGATAGGGACAATAATAAAACTGACCTTTATTAGAAGTAACTGGACTAACATTTAATGAATCAACCCATTTAACTATATCAGGATCTTTTAGATTCTTTTCATGTTCTCTAGCTACTTCATTAAATAAATGAGTATCTGTAAACTTAAAATTAATATTCATTAAAAAACCTCCTGATTGTCCAATCAGAAAGTCATTATCAGGATCAATATAATTCTTATGTATATTCTCATTAAATATAGTATTAGCAAGAGGATAAATAGATTTATCACTATTGACATAATCAATAAATGGAAGAGAAGGTATAGATAAAATATTATCCATTATATGTTAAATAAATAATAATTAGGATTGCTAGGATATATAATTCCTTCTCTTAATCTTTCTCTAGTATTACAAATAAAATCCTCTTGATTATTTTTCATCCAATTAACATTTACTTTGCTAAAATCTATAAATTCAAAACTAGTACTAGTACAAAATCTAGAACTATTATTAAATAATAAAACATTATCAATACAATTTGCAGTATTAATTAGAATTTCAATTTGTTCCTCATCCATATTATATTTTATTATCTAAAGTTACTAAAACTAAAACTTCATATATAATAGTAATATGATAAGGTTTATGAGTTATAATATTAAGAATTTTTATGTTAGGATTATTAGTAAGAAATGATTGTAAATTATCATTAAAACTACTATTATTATCTATACATATACTTCTAAGTACTTTTTTAAATTCTTTATATTTCATATTCTATTTTATTTATCATTTTCAGGCATAAAAGATTCAGGTACTACTTCTTCACTTCCTCTAACAAAATCAGTATTATCATCAATATCCATACTTTTTTCTACAATTCTAAGACTATTATAAAGTTTATCTTTAACTGCAGGAATAGCATTACCTATTTCAATAAGTTGATTACTATAACTAATTAATTTATTAATTTCTTCAACAGTTAAATCACCTTCAATTTCTTCAGCAGTTTTAAGTATTTTATCAATATGTTTTCTAACTAGTTTAATGATTTTTGTATAATTAGCAAAAGCAATAAGTGCTTCTCTAATAACATCTTTAATTACTGAACTATTAGCAATATCATATTCTTTTTGTGCTCCTTTAATAATAGAATCGACTTCCCAACTATCATCTAATTTAGCATTATCAACAGCATATTGATGAGTTTCTTGTTCATTATATCCATGTTTAAATACAACAGATTCTGGGTCTCTAGTAAAATAAATATAAGCAAGCTCTTTAAAAGCTTGCTTTTTAAATCTATCTTTATCTCTATGTAGAATAGTACCTAGATTCTTATATAATAAAATCTCTGGTCTATTAATTATAAGTTCACCATCTACTACTTTAAATATTTGCATTTTTATTATTATTTAAAATACCATTATGCCAAATAGAAAAACATAAATCTTTATCTCTATCGGGTATATTTCTTAATATACAATCATTACAATCTTTCCATTTAAAATTACTATTAAAATCTTTTCCTTTATTATAAGTAGGTTTATGTTTACAAAGAGAATTAAAAATGAGAGTTAAAGAATTAATATCTAATACAAAAATATTATTATTTATCTCTTTTTTCTTAATTTCTTTTAATATAGCAATCTCTTTTGATTTCTTCCTATTAATTTTACTTGCTAAATCATTAATAAATTGCTCTTTATTCTTATAAAACTCTTTAGTTTGATATTTACCAAAAGAAAAATTCCAAATACTCATATAATATTAATTATGAATACATCTAATAGAACAAGCAGCAGTCTTATAATAACTAGTAATGTTAGCAGCACTTGAAGTAAAATAAAATATCTTACCTTGTGTAGAACTTGCTTGTGTACTACTCCAATAATAACCATTACTACCTCTATAATTCATTGCTCCTGTAGTATTAGTTAATCTACCAGCAGCATGTAAATAAAGAGTATCATTATATACACTATCATTATTAACCCATTCATTCTCTTTATCTATATTATACCATTCAGTACTAGTAGGTATTCTCCAACCAGTTCCAAGTTCAATAGCACATGGATCATTAGCCGTTAGCCAACTTGAATTACTAGTAATAGAACTAGTCCATGTACTAGATGGAGTTCTAACACTATCTTCCCATTGATAACCACGTTTACTATTAAATTGAAAATACCAACCTAGAGAAGCAACAGCAGTATCATTATAAGCACTTGGTTGAGTAGTTGCACCTAAGTTTTGAGTAGTCCAACATTTAGTAGTTTCTCCAAGAATTCCAGTAACTCCATAATAAGTAATAGTATCAGCAACTGGAGCAATAAGATCAGCAAGATGAATAACAGTAACTGAATCACAAGTCCAACAATCAGTAGTAGTATCACTCATAGTTAATACAGATGAATGACCATATGTATTATATGCCCACACATATCTAGTATATACTGTATTACAAGTTAAACTAGTTTCTGTTCTAGTATGAACTGTATCCATATCTGTAGCAGTAGAATAAGTATTTGTAATATTCCATTTATATCCAGTTACTGTAGTATCTAAATTCCAATCCCAAACAATAGAAGTTAAACTAGTAATAATAGTATCTAGTGTAGGAGTAGATGGAATATTCAAAGAAGTGCCTTCTAATGTTTCCCAATTACCTCTATTAAATATAACTAGTGTTCCACTAGCAGTACTGGAACAATCAGTACAGAATATCATTTCTCCTGTAATTGTATCAGTAATTGTATCAATAGAAGCATAATCCATTATAGGAACATGAATACGAAGAGAATCTACAACTTGTGCAGATAGTACATTTATAGATAAGAATAATACAATAAATAATAATAACTTTTTCATCACTTTACTTATTATAAGTTCCTTGTACCCCTCTAAGTTTTCTATCTTCTGATCTTTTATTAATCCACATTAATGCTTCATCAAGTTTAGTAATAGCCATTGAAGCTTCTCTATTTGCTAGTTCTCCAATATTAACATCCTCTAGATATTGTTTAGCAACTTGAATTATAGTTTCAGTAAATAATCCAATTTGTCTAAAAGTAGTTTCATCATCTTTATTACCTTTACAAAATTGAATTATAATTTCATCTCCATCATCAAGTCCTTCATTAGTAACTTTATAAGTAGGAACTTTATATGTAGTTCCTTTGTGAATAGTTTCAATAATTTTTGGATTTTTCATAATATTAGTTATTTAATAATTAACTACCATTTTATTTTTAAATTTATCTTTAATAGTAAGAGCATCTATTTCACCAGAAGCTTTACGTTTATTAAAATTAGATATAAGCATTGCCATATCATTTTTAAGATATTGAATAGGATAAGAATCTACTTGCTGTTTTTCAATCCAACTAGGATTCTCTATAACATCCTCATGATTTGCTAAATAATTATTATGTCTTATATGAAATAATATATTTCCAATACATTCTAATCCAAAACCTTCTGTAAGATAATCATACATACTTAATTGAAAAGTATATTTATGACCTACACTTTGAGGATATTTATGAAGTGGAAATATAAATCTATCATCATTCTCAATAAAATTATCAGTAAGATTACCTTCTATATCTTTTTCAAAGTATCCTGATTTAAACATTAATCTAGCCTTGTTAGTCTTCCAATCAATAAGTATAAACTTATTACCTTTAATCGCTAAAACATCTATTAAACCAGATACTAAATTAATAGGATCAAAAGTACCAATCTCACTATATATTTTATAACCTTCTTTAACAAAATAAGAAATGGTATTATAAATCTTAGGATAAAGATCTTTAATACCAAGTTCCTTAAAATAATCTAAATCTACTAAACCAAAACTATGGTTAACTAAAATATCGTTTATAGTATATAATCTAGTATTAGTAAAATTAGTATGAGTTAATGATCTATAACCATTTGAAAGTTTAATTGTATTATCAATATGATTATGTTTTTCATTACCTATTCTACAACCTTCGTCTTTAGCTTGTTCCCATTCTAATAGAATTTCAAATACAGATTTACCTTTATACTTTTGATATTTAGGATGTGCAGGATTCATTCCAATCTTTTCACAAGCTCTAGCAATATCCATTTTCTTACTATCAAACTTATTCTCATAATAACCTATAAGAGTAGTAGTACTCGTATAAATTCTATTATTAGAATCTGTATACTTATGAGAAGGTTCATCAAAGAAAATAGTTATATTACTTCTGTCCATAATTAAAAGATTATAAATGTATTTAGTAATCGTTTAATAGTCAATCCTTCTACTTTGGTAGTACCTTCAGGAACAGTTAGAATAGTATCCATATTAGTATCTACCCAATTCATCTTTTCTCTAGTTACATCTTTAACTGTAATTTCACCTCTTGTAATTGCACACTTGTTTATTTTCATTGTAGTATATTTTAAAATCCAATACAAATATACTATATAATAAGGTATAAATTACAAGATTTACCTATTGTTAATAACTTTTATGTTAAACTGTAAAACCCTTGTTTCAGTAGGGATTTGAGCAGTCTTCTGTTGTTTAGCAAACATTTTGACTTTCATTGTACTAGCAAGATTATCTCTATCTTCAGAGGTAAGTTCTTTTTTAGATTGTAAATTATTATCTTTTAAATAATCTTTAACTACTTCATCATATATTAGTCTACCTTGTTTAATAGTTAATCTTCCAATAAAAGGTAAACCTAAATCTATACTTTCTTTAGAAGATTCAATCATAGACTCTTCATGAATACTAATAATGTTACTAATAATATCACATCTAGTATTATAATCATAAATAAGAAAAGTATCCATATCAGGATACTTCTCTTTTATTCTAAGTATAGTTTGATCAATAAGATCTTTATTTCTAGCTTTATGATTCATTAGTTAGGTAAAACTATTTTAGGTTTATCTACAGTAATGATTCTTTTAACATCATTTCCTGAAAGTTTAGTATTAGTTAAACTTTTCTCAAGTTTAAGCATGCTTTCTTCTTCTTCTCCTTCAGTTAATACACCCTCTAATTCAGGAATAAGTTTAAATGTAGGTTTAGGTTTAATATAATCTGGATTAATTTCACCAATAATATCATTATTCCACATCATAAAATATACCCAAACTTCAACTTTAATTCCCGAAACAATCATATCATTACTTTGTCTTCCAGGAAGAGAATCAATAAGTTCTTTAATAATATGCAAATCTCTAGGATTATCTATTTTATCATATTTAAATTCTCCTAAAGTTTTAGCAATAGACTTATCAATTAATACTTCACAACCTAAAGTTAGATTTGGATCAGTTGTTCCTTCAAGAAAAAATCCAGTAAAGAAAGTACCCTCACCTATATTCTCACTTTTAATCTGATTAACTTTTAATTGTAATACTCCTCTAACAATACTTCTACCATGTTTTGGTTTAACATTAGTATTAGTTAAACATACTTCATTAATTTCATTCATAATAATTCTATTTTATTGTTTATAATTTATTTATTTATGAAAGTTTATATTCTTGTTTAAAACAAAGAACGCTATATTTCTAGATATAGCGATCTTCAATTTCCTTTCTCCAATGGTAGAATGAACACAATTTTAAAAGAATATAGGAGTATTAATATGATCTAATATATTAACTCCTATATTATTAGTAATAACCATTATTTAACCATTACAACTATGAAAAAAAAACATTACTTTTATTAACCATTATAAAAGTAATAATATCATTAGTTTTATTATTTGCATCATTAGTAACTATATTAGTATAATTAAAAGGATACATTTTTCCCCCAATTATTTGGTTTACCTTTCCCCCGTTGGGATATGTAAAGATAACGAAAAAATACATACTTTTGACAAAAAGTTTTAAAAGTTATCAACAGGTTATTAACAATCAAAACTAAATTACAAAATAGAATAATTTTACAAATATTACAATGTATAATTTTGGAAATACTAATCAAAAAATGATAAATTATTGTAATATAATTACTAATTATACTAGAGATTAATCTGTAACGTGCCAGAAGAA